ATCAAAAAATCGGTCATGCCTTGCCCGAGTAGGAAATTTAATTAATAATTTCATTATTCTTTCCTTTCGTCTAGTTCCTTCTCTAGTAATTTCAAAGTTCCAATCCATTCCGGAATTCTTGCTTCCCATGAATAAAAATAATTGTAATATGACTTCTGCAACGAAAGCACACTCTGAAGCCCAGGGTTCCAAAATGAATCAATGGCCGTATTCAACATATAGGCATACTTCTGTGCATGGGTCCCAGGGTCAGATTCCCAATTATACATCCATGCAAAGTCGCCACAAGTCTCAGGCAATGCACCAAAGTTAGGAAGCACCGCAAGACATCCAGCCGACATCGCTTCAATTGCACAAAGACAACTTGTCTCTTGATATATAGACGGATATGCAAAGATATGTGCAGAAGTCAGGGCCTTTCTAATCTCATCATTAGGAACAGAACTATGATAGTTCACGCAATCCATTTCACGCAGACGATCAAAAAGATGCTTCCATTCATCTTGTTCGTCCTGCTGGGCCCAACCATAGAGCCTGAAGCTAGAATAAATATCGATCTCAAAATCATCACGCTTCTTGGAAAGCAATTCTAGGGCCATTTGAAGAATAGCCAACCCACGATGAGGCGTAGAATGATAGATCAGCTTAATCTTGTCGCCCTTGGGTTTGGTGTGTTCTGGAATAGGGTCAATGGCATTCTTAATTACAATGCCGTCCTCATAAGGAATGTTTAGATACTTCATGAACGTATATTGTTGCCAATTGCTGACAAAGACTAACTTGGCAAAACGTTCGCGTGATTTAATATCCCTTAAATGTTCCGACTCAGGATCCTCAGCCGTGTCATGCAACCATAATAAAGTGGGGCGATCATCAAAAAACTCTTCGCGTACTCTGGAGAGAATAAAGTTAAATTTATCTACCAGATCCTGAGGCAATCTCTTGAACAATGCCTCTCGTAAAAGTTCTGTTCCTCCCATTGCAGTAGGATAAACTGCATTTGTCTTTGCCGCCTGAGCCATGGGCCCTCCTCACAAAAAAGGGGCGGCGAACTAATGCCGCCGCCCCGATTTCCTGTCCCAAAAGGAACATAATATTAATATGAATTAGTTGTAGGAAACCATTCCATATCGTGCCGTACTAGTGGCGGTAGGCTCACAAGTAATCTCATGATTACCATAAGCCTCAACCGTGCCCTTGATATGAGAAATCGTGGCTCGGAAGTTCTTGACGCCAAAACGTGCCTTGGCTTCAGCCGCCGTGAGGGTCTTTCCCTCAGAGAGATAGTCGGTTACCCGACGTGCCTTACTATTAACTCGAAATGCCATTATATTGGCTCCTTAAATGCCGGTGGTCAAATCAATCATTCATTATAGACACCAGCAACCTACAATGAATGCTTTAGAACGTTCGTCTATATTATATAGTAAAGTTGAGCGACCGTCGGCCATACCAATTTAAAATGGTACGCAATAAATTAGCAACAACTACCAAGACTGCCCTCTCCATAACCACCAGAATGATTATCAATCCACTCAGCCAGATCCTCATAACCACCAATTAAATTACCATCATAAAAAACCTTCGGGACTGTTTTTGTGGTATCATTAGATTCAACCACCGCATAAAATTCTTCTCTGCTCAAGTCCCTAGGAATATGCAACTCTTCATATTCTAAATTATGATCTTTCAATAATTTCTTTGCCTTATAACACCATGGGCAAGTATCTTTTGTGAATATCGTATATCCCATATTTCTACACTACCTTATATCCAATGTATTCATCGGTAATATCAAACTCTACCGTCTTCGACTTTCCGTATCGATCAGGAGCTTCGTGCTTTTCCTTGATCTCTTTCATCCAATTCTCTGTATTGATTCCCCCGCCGAGAACTAGGACTCCATTAATACCACCATCTTTTTTAGTCGTTTCTGCCATTGTTCCTCCTAAACTATTTATCAGTAAACGTACTCATTTTATCGAAAATTAATTTTTCTCTTACCGCTCCTACAATAAACAAAAGCGCAGGATCCTCATTGGAAACCTGCGCCTTTAGTTGACTAATTATGTCCTTGACCTTTGCGTACTGTTCATCTGTTAATGGCATATAATGTTTCCTTATAAATGGTCGGGGCAGCAGGATTTGAACCTGCGACCCTCTGCTCCCAAAGCAGATGCGCTACCAGGCTGCGCCATGCCCCGAAAATATTAAGAAGGACTCCCCACGTTCTCTAAAACCTTTATTCGGTTGAAGACAGTTTCCTTACCACCATGATAATTGGAAACGCTATGACGCTTCGGAGTCATCCGAGCCAGAAAGCAATCTTCCAAGGCCAATCCCAGATCCGAAGGAGAATCATTTGAAAAGAAAAGCCCCAGGTTTCCCTTTCGATCCTTCACGTTGTAGATATGACATCCAAGTTTGTCATTATAATTAACCTTCAGGAGCTTAACGAAAAAGTCGCCTCGCTTCTTGATCTTCCCAATATATTCCTTGGAAAGGAATCCCTTTTCTTCGGCCACCGCGCGGGCCTTCTTCTTGAATTCCTCACGCGCCATGGTTTCAAATACACAAGCCACGAATCCGAAATCCGACTTGGTGATCTGTCCATTATCAACCGAACGATACCCACCAGCATTGAGTTTGATAAGGGACTGATAAAATTCGTTCGTCGGAGAAAGTTTGGCCAACCACGCCAAAGCCTCGTCGGCCCGAACCGTGTCCTCTGGTTTCACCTGCACGGCAACCTCATCCGGATTGGCCTTGAGCCAGCGGGCCAAAACCTGGGAAGTAGGAGACGCGCCCGATCCGGAAATTCCCTCCATAGACCGCTTCTTGGAAATATAACCAAGATTACGGATGATCGCCGAAGTATACACCAAAGCCAATTTCAAGTTATACGTCAATTTTTGTTCTACCGCCGTCATTATTCTCTCCCTACAATTTCAAAGTTCGGATCATTCTTATCAAAAATCCATCGTCCATCCTGCCCCCACTTTTCACAAGTAGAGCAGGAACAATCAATTGACACAACCCATTTCCCGGGCTTGCCGTCCAGACAAAGAACCGAATCATCCTCCCGGACGACACTCCACCGAGAGCCGTGCTGGGAGACTCGGTTCTTACCGTGTCTAGTCTTTCCCCGCAGCTTCATTATCAAACCCATATACATATGGTACCACAGATCCGGCGCCGTGTCAATAGCTACTGAAAAATAAATCCTCCGTAAGTGCTTGATTTTAAAGGGGTTTTTATTTATTTTCAGCCCAGTCTGAAAACTGCATTTCCCGAGAATTCCGTAAGTGCTTGATTTTAAAGGGGTTTTCGGTTTATGCTCAAAATATGGTAGGCCCGGCGGGAATCGAACCCGCGACATTCCGCATATAAGACGGACGCTCTAACCCCTGAGCTACAGGCCAATAAAATGTTTTTTCACTCCCTCTCATTTAATTGTTGAAAAACTAGTACCCAAAGGATATATAAGGTGTAGCCGTTAAGAATAGCCTAATGCATAGAAAGCCCATACTTAGTTATAAAGTATGCATCTACTATATCACTTACTGGGCTGATAACATTACTTGAACGGGGAGTAAGGGAGGAACGAAGATCAATAGAAGGATTCTCCTCAACAAAGGATTCATACATTTTCTGTTTGTTTGCATTTCCTTTTCCTGTTGCAAACTTCTTTATTGTAGTAGGGGGAATAATCTCAACTGGAATTTTTGCATCCCACAGATTATATTTAAGGACACCAGTATTCTCGGCAATATGGAACACTCTTCCTGTTGATCCGTAGGAATAGCCTTCTAGAAATACCTTCTTGACGCCTGCTTCATCCAAGATAGATAATGCCCAATCGCTAATATCATCATATCGATCCATGTCACATTTGTACGGTTTGTGGTTTTCACCATGGATGTTCCCTTCTTTGAACAACTCAAACCTTACCAAATTAGAACGAAAGTAAAATTTAGAATTTTGATAATTCAATTTTCCTTTACTAGAATCATGCACACATAAAGCTGGACACGATAATGAATAATCAATACCGGCAACTATCATATTAATAATCGTCTCCTATAATAATATACTCTCCACAAAAAGGGCAATAACAAGCCTCTTCGTGTAAATAATCTTCACCTAAGATAATGCTATAACGAGCTTCACATCCTCGACATTCTAGTATTTCGACAAACAGTTCTTCGTCTGGTATGTCATTTTCTTCTATATCAAACTTCACAGCCAGAATCCGCACTACACGCCAACTCTTGCGAAGATATTGTCTGATCTGAATTTTCGTATTCCATTAACTTAATCCATTCTACCTGCTTAGGCATTTTCTTCAAAAAGTCGTTGTACTCTTTTTCACTACAATCTATATAGGGCGCTTGCTTATATATATGGTCAGTAAAAGGCAAAAAAGATACACCACTCATTTCATCAAAGTGTTTATATACCCACGACCCAACTTCAAACCATTCTGATTCTTTTACTGAAACTGTACATGAAGGTTTATGTTCGCACCAATGTCTCTGATAAAGAAGCCAAAGCTCTAGTTGGTCGATTGCATTCATTTCATTTCTGAAGATTGACTTTTTAGGTGTCTTAATAGGAAATGAAAAGATGTAATTATGATTAGGCTGCACTACATCATCCTCGACAGGGAAGCCTACATCCACCATCATCTTCGCCAAAGGATCTTTTTTGTCAGCCCGAACAGTACGAATATAGTGAGGGTTATGACGACTATGTATCCCAGAAGCAGAATCCACAAGCTGAGAAACGGTTCCGGAAGGTTTGACACAAGTGACCGCGGCCGCTTGATTGATTCCAAACTTTTTGGCCCATTCTTTATTTGTTTCGACTGCAATCGTTTTAAGTTCTTCAAGTCTTTTCTCTAGTCCTTCCTTTCTTTTATTGGTCAGGTCACAATCCTGAATTCCCGTCAGGCTCACTCCAAGAAGTCTCTCTTCTTCGCAGTTTTTTGCCCAACCGCTGGTCACATATCTAAAATTGGTCAATGTGGCCTGTATGGTTCCTAAGATTGCAGCCAGGCGAACCTTTTCTCTCAAAGATGGCATTGTATCATTTTCGCGAACAATGATTTCTGATAGATTACAAAATTCTTTGGGCCGAAGGATGATTTCAGAACAAGGATTGGTTCCAAACTCATGGTCTGGATCTCTTCGCCCTGTCTTGACCGCCTGGGCTCTGGAAGCCTCTCTGGAAAATATTCCTCGCTCTCCACTTTTGCTTTCGTATAATGCTAACCACTCGGCCATGAAGATTCCAATATCAGGTTTCTCTGTATAGCAAGCAGAATTATTAGAAAGAGTTCTCTGTGGTTCTGTGGTATACCATTGACCGCTCTTTGCATGACGCATTCGTTCATCAGAAAGATTAGAAAGAGAAAGAAGTGCAGAGCGTCGAACCCCGCCGACCACTACAACTTCTGCAATCTTACATACAATGTCATGGCATTCTAATGAGTTTAACTTTCTTCCAGCCGCTCGCGTAAACCTATCTACACAAAAATTAAATAAGTCTTCTAAAGGATCTGGGCCAGATGCTCTGCCGCCAAATGTTTTTAGTGGCGCGCCTGCTGGGCGAATACGAGAAAGATCCCATGAAGGAATCTGCCCAACGTATAACATTGCGATTAATTCACGAAGGCCCTTTGCCCAACCCAATTTGCTATCCGGAACTATAATTGAGGTGTCAGTACGATTAAATTCTTCGTTGACAACGGGTAGCTGGTTAATGTGTTGCCTCTCTACTGAAAACCCTACGCCTGTACCATTCATTAGGACATATAAAATTTCATCAAATGACCTAGGGTTATCGACTGCAACAAAGGAACAATTATATCCTGCAATATTTTCTCGGGCTAGAGCATCGCCCGCTGTCATGAGACAACGCATAGAGGGCATTACTTCTAAATTTAAAACTGCGCTCTCAAGAACTTCTCTGTCGGCCTTTGTTAGTTTACCTTTTGTAAACTCTTTGAGATGCCGATCAAAAAAATCAAAATAACGGGTCACCGTCTCAGGCCATGTTTCTCGTCTATTTTCTTCAGGAAGCCACCTTGCATACCTAGATAGGTGAATGTACTGTTGATATGTAGTAGGTAATGTATTGTATTTAATATTCGGCGGCGCGGCCGAAACCGCTGCTGTCATTGTCACTTCATGTCCCCTTTTTACTAATAAGATGTTCCCAACTATGCGGGAAAAATGGTTTAATTAATGTACTAATTTTATCTGCTATATATCTTGTTTCTATTTGCGTATCCTTTGCACACCGAAGATTACATACTCTTGCAAAGGCATATAGGCTCCCCGTCCAATACCACTCTGTCATCATGCTCAATGGCAATACCATTCTTGCTTGTTCGGCACAAACTCCTGCATCAAGTAGTTCATTATATAGTCTAAGTGATTTCTTATAAAATTGCTCTACCGAATGTGATACCCCTATTTCATTCACCAATAACCAGTCTACCGTTTCGGTTTCAGACGACCCCTGCTTTTTATTCTCAGGATTCGCTCGCCACCTACTTGGCATGAAAAACTCAGGTTCAGAATCCACATACCTACGGGACACTTCATTCCATGTCAGACCGACTTGATGTTTGACTAATTGTCTTGCAACAAATACAGGTGCCTTGATTCTGAACTGTACCGTACAATGACCAAAAGGAGTCCAATGATTATGTTCGGCAAGATACTTTATTAGATTTGCATCTCCCTTCTTGAATTTATCTGAACGTTTATCGAAACTCACTCGGGCAGCATTCGCAACAGTCAAATCAGAACCCATATAATCAATCAATTCGACGTTCATATCATTTAACATTTCTTCCATCCATTCATTTTAAACTTGGCTTTCAATCCAGAGAAGCTGTTCCTATTTATCGCGCCTTGGATTTCTTCCGGAGTCTGTCCTGCGGTCACCATGTCGTTAATATCTTTTTCTAAAATTTTTTCTGGCCAGATGCAAATATTCCAATCATCAGAAATTAGTTTTTCCATACGCTTAACAATTTCTTTATTCCTCGGCTCATTATCGAATATAATAGTAGTTGTATTTTTGTCGACCAAGACACCAAGATGCCCAAAGTCAGCACCGCCGACAGCGAGGCAATTATCAATAAAAAGTGAATCGATGGGCCCCTCAACCACATAGGTATGTCTTCTTCCATCCAGCTTCTCCAATCCAAAGATTAAAGGCTCATTGTCTGCATTAAACTTCAATGCAAGATACCTGAGCCCTTTATTATTGTCTATTATTCTTCCTGTCAGCCCGGTCATGTTTCCGTCTTGGTCGCAGAAAGGTAAAAGTATTCTACTGTTATGCCCTATGATTCTATCTTTGTATTTGGGAGATAATCCCTCTAACTTTTCTTCATCATCTATGTAGTACAACCCCCTCGCACTGGTAAGAGGTATTTTTCGTTTTTGAATAAACTGGTTGGAAATATGATCTTCCGGAAGATCGATAAGACATACAGCTCCAACTGCTTCGAGCAGCTTCTTTGGAGGAGATGTCGTGAAGACGGGTTTAGGAAATTCAAAAGTTGGTTCTTCTAATGAATCTTTGGGGCCTGTCTTATATTTCTCCATGAGATATTGCCCATGCATTGTAGGATCAATATGTTTAATTAGATTACCTAACGACCTACTGTCACCACAATTATGACACTTGTAGATCAGGGCATCTTTTAAACGATAGACATACCCTCTGGCCTTATAGGTATTCTTCTCAGAGTCTCCGCAAATAGGGCAACGGAAATTATAAAGATCGCCTGACTTTTGCTTGAAATGACCAAGTTGAGATGAGAGTAGACGAATGTATTTAGAATCAATATAAATCATAATAAGAGTATAGCAGAAATAGAATTGGAAATCAACTATTATTCAATAACAAATTCCCAGTTAATATAAACATCAAGGGCTTCACAATGACGCTGCTGTTCGCCTAATGTATATTCTAGGTCTGCAATGTCGATTTCGCCGGCTGCCTGCAATTCAAATAATAACTCTAACTCCAAAACAGCATCCTCGGTCCATATTGGACAGGGAGGAGGTCTTAGGGTAATAATTCTATCTGTGGCACATCCTATATTTAAATGGCTAACGACGCCTACCACGAAGCCTAATACTATTGATGAGATCAATGCCCTTTTTGATGGGCTGAGCGAGTATTCGGTCTGCCTTGTTTTTTCGTTTTGCACTTTCTTCATATATTTCATTAATCGCCTCAGCTTTGCCTCTTTTTCTAGACTCCCTCATTTCCATCCATTTTGAAACTATTCCGTTTACTATGTTTGAAAAGAAGGTGATTATATATCCAATAATACCCGCCATTACTTATTATTTCCTATCTTGAGATATGTCATTACTCCTGTGGCTTCGTCCTGGACGATGATTGATTTTCTAGGATTATTTCTTGCATATTCCCGAATCTCAGTACCAATATCATCTATACCAACAAGCCTGGAATATCGTTCATAGCGAGTTTTAATATTTTTGCATCTATTATATCTATCCGAATCAATCTCAAATACCTCACATCCAGCAAACTTTTTTCTTTTGGAACCTTTCTTTTTCTTTCTATTAAACATAGGAGGATCATCTGGGGGAAATCCTGCAATATTTCCATCTGATGCATTATTAACAGGCACCCCATCTTCTACCCTCAAGTCTCTATATGTCTTTTTTGGCATTTATATTTTCCTAAGTAATTGTGCTGTATTAACATCAATTGCAATATCGCTGGATATTATATCACAGCCATTTATACCAAAAACCCTTTCTGGCATATAACCAAAATATACCAGAAAGGTTTTTAATATGGGGTATAAATTTTCATCTAACTTACAGAAGAGTATGCGAGTGGCCGATTCAACAGAAAACACATTGTAAAAAATAACAATATGATTTAATATTAATCTCTCTTTAATTTCTCCTGTTCCGATATAACGATTAAATAACCTTTTGATATATTTGATTCGTTTCATATCATCATGAAATTCCTCTATACTAATGCATTGAGGATTGCTATACATCTTTGCTGCGTATAGGTCAATATTTTTCTCATTCAACGATTCAAACATTTAATAATCATAATTATGTTTTATAGTGTATCTTCCGTATTTGCGCTTCCTAATATAATAGTATTAGCAACACTCAACACAAAAGTATTTCCTCCACCTCCGGCTAAGATAGATGCAACATTACCGGCAAAGGTTGTGTTAGAAGTAGTTCCGGACACATTATCTGTAATGGCATCTTCAAACACCAATTCGGTGCCTGTGACTTTTATCTGTCCATTTCCAGTAAGATCCTCACTAATAGTCGCGGTGAATGTTATTAGGTTGGTATTGTTCTGGATCCCTATAGCAGTAGAACTAACGCCGTCCCAAGAACCAGGATATGCATTTATACTAAAATCGGCAGTAGTGTTTGATAATTGAAGTTGCACAGTTCCTGGAACATCAACAGCTTCGTTAAATGAAACATCGACATTAATATTTGAGGTAAGATCCATAAACCCTTGACTGTTAGCTGCAATAGAAGTGTCCCTAAAAGCAACAGACGATACGTTTGCTGCGCCCAAGGACGCAGGTAGGTGATTGGGTGAGGGAGTACCAGAAGAATTGCTAGTGGAAACTAGAAGCTCTTCAATAACTCGTACTGTTCCGTCAGGAAGAGTCTTAGTGATCCTGCGAACCCAACCGTTATGTTTTCGTTTTGGGTCGGCCGATCTATCTGCGGAAGAGGCGAAAGTATTACGCTCCTCGTTAATTGCAGGCCGGCCTTTAGTGCCATCAGAATCTTTGTCCTGTTGCCAAATGGGCTTCTGTTCACCTCGCCCTTTATCTTTATTGGTTCCCCATAACGCCATTATTATTTCTCCTTAAAATTAAAATATTACGGCGACCAAGAACCGCCTAGTGCATTACTCGTATATGAATTTCCGGAATACGCTCCGGACCAAAAATTCCCAAAAAGGAAACCTTCGCCAAATTGAGGAAGATTTAATAATTGGGGATAATTTTCATAAATTATAGCGGCTAATGCATTAATAAAAGTTGCATTTTGAATTAAAACATTATTATTAGAAATTCCTATTTCTCCATTACCTGTTGTATTTGCATATGCATTGGCCGTAAATAATAGTGTATTAGTCCCGTTGCCAGATTCATATGTAAGAGGAAAAGCATTTGAATGTGTCGCATTTGATGCCCACACAAAAGGAGTGTTTCCAGTCACAATAACAGGTTGATTATATGTAATGGCCAGTGATATTGTGTTCCCTGGTTGATAAGTGGGCATTTTATAATTTATCCTAACTTCTAATATATTAATTTATTAAAGTAAATCTCTATGCCGGTTCTAGAAAATCAACACCAACGATCTCAAGCCCAATAGAGGTTGCTATATTTGTACTGGTAGCCACTAAATGGACATCTCTAACTCTAGAATTTCCATTACTATCTATATATCTATATTCATAGTGCCATCCATTTTCTCTTGCTACTGCTTGATACCTACTATTCGTGGCCTGAATTCCATGACCAGACTCTAAGTTAACACCGTCCGAAATCTCCACATGGGACAATCCATCGGCAGCATCCCAAGGTAATCCTTTTGATCCGACTGTTCCAATAGCACCTTGGGTAAACTCGATTGGGGTGCCAATCGTTGTACCATCTTCGTTATCTCTCTGTCGGTTTGGACCAGTAATTGCTGGGAAGCGTTCCGCCGGATCCCCAGCGGCTCGATTCACTCTATTTCGCAAAAAAACGGGGCCTGTATTCGAGGACCTAGCCGTTCCCTTATAATCAAATCCCAGGGCGGTTCCGGTCGATCTATCTTCTCCGATTCCCCATAAAGGCATTTTATTACTCCTTAAAACATTTGTGAATAATCTTCATGTGTATTTATTAATACTATTATTTACACAGGCATAAATTAATTTAAGTTGATATGTTAGCCGTAGATGTAATAGAAGACCACTTTATTGAGGCTCCTCCTAATGAGCTATTTTCTGTCTTTGTTGTGCCGTACGCGCTAGGCGATCTCTTAGCTAATGAATCATGAAATTGTGTCGACCAACCAGTCTGTCTCCGCCAATCTCCACCCTCGCCGTAAATAGGATCTCCCCCAGGTTCATCTCTAGACATCACACCATTCGCATATGGATTAGGACTATCAAATAAAACTGTTGCTTGCGCTCTTACTAAATGGCCCTCCTTCGACGATTGCCAGCGGCCGCTCGGAGTGGAGGCTATACCCTTTATGCCTTTATATTCATAGTTGGCAATATAGGCATCGCCCCTATTTAATTCAGCTATTTTAACACTCCCGGCGTGTGGGCCCGTTTCTTCAACATAAAAAGGTCTATCAGATCCATAAACACTAAGATAGGCCGTATTAAAATGATTATGGCTTAATGTGTTCCATTTAATATTGGATATAGTAACTTGGCGACCAAAGTCTAATGAAATTTCTGTGGGAGCATTCTCAGCAGGAATAAAACTATAATTGCATGGAGGAGCCCCCATATTATAAAGAGTGGGGTAGTCACCATCGTTTGCCGCCATCCCTTCTATACCTCTGTCAGCATTGAACAAGTAGTATGGTCCCGCCGAATCATGCCCCAATGCAGTTCGTGAATCGAAAAAGGTCGTATGATTAAAGGCAGATAGTCCATGATGGGGATAATACGTTTGGCTAGGGTATCCGTTGACATCGAAATCCTTCATCCAACCAGGCTTACGACCTGCTGGATATTCAGTCGGATCTATGCTTCCATAGTCTCCCAGCGGGTTGTTGGAGTCATTGACGGGGGGACTTCCCAAGGCTTTTGATGTATGAACAAAATATTCATGTCCCCAGGCATCGATATGTCGAGGATTCAAACTCTCGGCCGTGCGTGTATATGATCTCCATCGATCTCCTAATATATGTGATCTAGTACAATTTGATGCAATGCCAGTGGGAACTCCATATAGCTCTCCGCTGCCATCAGTTTTCCACTCGCCATTCTTGAAAGGTAACATAAAATAGTACCAAAACCCCCCCCAACTCTCCTCTTCATGTTGAGTGGAACTGGCGCCAGAAGTGAGTTGTATCCAAGCATTTGATACTGCATAAGGAATTTGTGAGAGGTTTTCAGAATCGGCAGTATATCCGTCGCCCCCAATATCGCCGACGACCCCCTTCCTGGTTGCCCATGGATTGCCTAGATTGAGGTGGCTCATATCACTTTTTTCTCTAGTTACTCCTGCAATATAAGATACTGCCTGTGCGGTCGCCGGGGCAACAGAAATAATTTCTTGATTCCCGCCTAATAATACTCGTTCTCCTCCATCATCAGTTCTTTCATAAATTATTAAATTACTAATCGCAGAACCTCCGCGCGATTGGCCAAAGTCAGAACCCTCCCCACTAGGAATAGTTCGCTCCATGTCATCATATCCAATGATTTTATAATATCGGAATCCCCAATCCGAGCCTACCCGAGGTTTAAGTTTTTCTGTCATCTCTGAAGTATAATTAAGAGTAGAATATAGATCCGGGTCGGCTATTACGGCATCATACTTAGCTGGATTAGAATGTCCAAGGTAATCAAGGTCGTCTTCTAGTATAGTTAATTGACTAGTATCATAAGGCGTGGTCGGATTTAGATATGCAACATTAGTAGTGGCCCCTAGAAGCGGATTAAGATGGTGTTTTATAACATTACTAGCAAAATGATTAAAATCTCCATTGGCTCCCCATTCTCCAGCAATAGTCGAACTAGATACTGGAGTTACTCCCCCAAGCAATGCGTGGTAATCTATTATCCCATTAGAAGAATGAAAATATGTATTCGACCTGACAAAGGCCCTCATCTGGGCTGGAGTTGTAGTGGGGTATTTCCCAGCTAAAATTGCAACCATTCCGGCAACTTGTGGTGTTGCCACCGAGGTCCCCCCGAACCTCGCCGCATATGCATCGGCGGCGGCGTCTTGGGCAATCACCCAGGATCCCGCCGCCCAAATATCAATCCTTGGGCCTCTAGAGGAGTCCGGCTCGGCCGTCTCGGAGGTCGAAAGCTGCGGGTAGATTGTTCTCACCGCCGAGGGCAGCAGCCCACTACTGCTGAAATAATTCATATTACCAACAACAATAGTATTATTTGAAAAATGAGTACCTCCACGGTTATAAAACACAGGTTGTCCCGATGATCGCATCCAATTATAAGGGGGATTCATATCAAGGTCTATCGTCTGCATATTAGGCCATCCGAACACGCCGTCATCCAGGGGGGAGGCTCGGTGGGCCATTCTCCCCGCGGCCGCGTGGGAATCAACACTAGCAAGTTTGGCCGTTTCTTCATCGAATGTTGTTTCTTTAGTTGTAAAGAAATTATCGTAATCTAACCCTCCTGGTATATCCATTTTCAATCCTGTATTATGCCCAGTAGTAACAAAAATTACTCCGGCATCTGTCATTTCATGTACGTCGGCTTGCATTGCTAGAGATTGTACAGGAAACAAGGCCCCACGTTGCGTTGGGCGATACGGCCCGGCCTCGGTTGTGGAGGAGAGATCGCCCATACGATGGGTCCCTACCGCAGGAGCTATTCCAAATTTATATATAGGAGGAACAGGGCCCTGTGTAGTTCCCCATCCATATTCAGCATTGCTTCCTTCGGCATCACCCCCACTCCCCCATCCCCCACCAGTCCATCCAGGACCCGTGAGTGTGGGATATGTGTCATCTTGGAGAGTGTCGAGTACATCACCAAACCATCTGCCTCTAAAATAAACACCAGTTATATCAGTATACTGGCTCACCGGGCAGACGCTGGCGTTCACGACCGTAGGCCTAACTACCGGAGGATCAGACCCAGGAACTGCATAATCCAGGTTTCCAGCTGTCACTTGGTCTTTTTTCCAATTATGGAACATGGTAATTGCATCAAAATAATATTTTGGTCCGACTCCCTGATTTGTGTCGGAGTAATATTCATAAAGAGCGTCCGCATCGGATTCTTCCAGACTCCGAGCATCTTTCGATTTAAGGCGGGTCCAACCTCCGATACCCGTTTCGGTCTGTGGGGGCACGAAGAAGCCATTCTGTATGGGCATCATTCCGGTTCCTCGACAACTAATCTTCATAGGCATAGCATATAATCTTGCCTGTTTTGCCCAGCCAAATTTATTCCCACCAACTATAGACATACTGACCGTTGCATGGCTCGACACGGTGCGGGCCCATACAGAATCATTATCACAATCTTTTAGAAACCAATCATAGCCAATTTCGCCTCTGTTACTATTGTCCCAGCCGCCGGTGCCGACAAACCTTTTTGGTAGAACAGAATTAATCGCACTCCAATCTAACGAAACAAATCGTGAACCAGCATTATAACCATTTAAATTTGAGGGAACAATATCTCCGGCAACAGTCTGGTCATCAAACTCGTTTAAATCCCAACGTGGCATATCGTTATCCATAACAAAAATATCCACCCCAAGTCCTGCCTCTGCTGTGTTTGCCCATTCTTTAGTTACAGTTTCCAGATCCCAAGGGAGTAAATCATTAACTGTATTTGAATGTCTCCATAGCCCATAATTATCCGTGCTATAACCAACACTAGAGTTCCAAAACCCCGACACGGGCCCTTTGTAATTCCGATTTATTAACAAAGTTTGGGAGGCCGCCCAATTTTCATTAAACTCAAGAGGAACTTCAACGGCCGATACTTCTGGGTTGTTATTGAGAATAATTGCCTCTTCGGCTTCCAATTCTACCTCGAATACCCGGGAGTTATGTGGTCGTTGCTGAGAAGTTGATATTGCAATGGCTCTGTCTGGAACTTCATTACTATTAACGCTTGTGTCTAAAGTAGTATCTCTAGACAAAGAGTCTATAATATCGGCCTTGGTTACGCCTTCTTTAACAACCACACTATATTCATTCGCCATCTTTAACTATCCTTTTTAGGCTTATGGCCAGTGTTGACCTTCGCCCCAAATTCCATTTGATGTCCATATAATACCCCCCATACTATTAACCCACATTCCCTTTGTATCCATTCCTACCCAACTACAATTGTTCGGCCCTTCCGGTCCTCCTCCACCGGCAAAATACTCCCACTCATCTAAGGGATTCATAGAATTACCGAGGCCGCAATTGACCGTGTAATCAGGAATAAAGGGGACGCCGGGGTACAGAAAAGTGGGAGTCAACATCCTCACAAGATTAAACGAATCATTTGCAAAATATGTATACATCTTAGATTCACCGCTCGGCATCGGGCTTCCATCAGCATTAGTAGTTATCCACAGAAGAGCAGTCCAGCCTTTATCATATATAGGATCCGATCCCTCATATCTTATAAAAGGCATATCAATTGGAGCCCCAGAGGCCACATCTCCCCATTCTCTACCAGATGCCGTAACTGCAACATTTGGAGTGACATTAGAATAATAAATAACTTCAGACTGCATTACCGGAGCACCCGGATAATCAAAAGCGGAAAATGCATTCTTAGGAGAGCCATGCCCCGTAGGCAATCCACTCGCCCCGGCAATTGCGCTGCGGGAAACAATCTCCCATTTATTTCCTATTTGATCTATATCACTTATTAAAGTATTAGAGTTATTACTTATACTAATATCCCCTATTGATAAATTCGTTCCAGAATCTGTCCAATATAAAGGATTTCCAAACAAAAGACTTTCCCCAATCCCGAGAGAAGGCTGCACAGAATTGGCCTTGTATATATGTTCTTTTGTCCCACTTCCGGTAGAATATAATAATTGGAATCCCTTTTCGGATGTAGCATTCGCTGCCCAAATATAAGGCCGGGCTTTGGGGTTAGCGTCTAGATAGGTCGCATTTGGAGGAAGAACTAAAGTGTCCTCTGAATAAGTAACCCTAAGAGAAATGTCCTCCCCATCAAAAAATCGTGCTGTCCGGCCGTAATGGAGCCTGTGCGACCTGGGGCCTCTCGTCGTTCCCATATTC